AACTCCTTCAGCAACTACTGCTGACTACCTTATTCCATCTGGAGAAGCAGTAACTCTCGCTCTTACGAAAGCATCAAATCGTATTGTTGGAGTTACAACCGGCACTTCAACAGTTCTTACTTGTCCAGAAGGAACTCAACTTCCCTTTGGTGTTGGAGATTATGTAACATTAACTGGTGCAAGTGAAGCACTTTATAATTTTACTTCAGCACAAGTTCTTTCAGTTGACACATCTTCCGGAGTAGGAGGTCTTTTCCAAACAAGAATGACCGTAAATTATAATTCAAGTGGAATTTTGACTGCATTTAGTTCATCAAATGCATCTGTTGTGACTGCAAATAAAGTATCTGCAAGGGGCATCGGTGCAGGAACTCTTTATTATCAACAAGTTCAACTTACCAATCAAGCATAATGAAACTCATTAGAGAAGAAATAGAAAAAGTAGAAGTTATTACTGAAGGAACTGGCAAGTCAACGAGACTTTATATTAAAGGACCATTCCTTCAAGCAGAAACTGTGAATCGTAATGGACGTATGTATCCTATGTCTATTATGGAACGTGAAGTAAATCGTTACAATGAGCAATATGTTCAAAAGGGACGTGCTCTTGGAGAACTTGGTCATCCAGATGGACCTACTGTGAACCTTGATAGAGTTTCTCACAAAATCACAGAACTTTATCGTGATGGCAATAACTTTGTTGGTAAGGCTCAAATTCTTTCTACTCCTATGGGCAAGATTGCAGAATCTCTCCTAAAGGACGGAGTAACTCTTGGTGTTTCTTCTCGTGGTATTGGTTCACTTAGAGAAAACAACAAAGGATATAAAGAAGTTGGTGAAGATTTTATGTTAGCAACTGCTGCTGATATTGTTGCTGATCCTTCCGCACCTGATGCATTTGTTCAAGGAATTATGGAAGGAAAAGAATGGTGTTGGGATGGAGGACTGTTAAGAGAAAAAGCAGCAGAAAAATCCTATAGAAAAATTAACACTCTTGTTGATCAAGGTGTTCTTGAAGAATATAAGTTATCAGTGTTCAATGAGTTCTTAAATTCGTTGTAATTTAATTAATTATAAATAAATATAGATTTACTACAGGAACAATACGGAGAGTTCAAATGTCTCGTGGCAAACAATTACAAGAAATGGAATCTGCTTCTACACCCGGACAAGGTGGTGGTGCGGGAAGTGGAGCAAAACAATCCAGAACTGCTGTGAACTCAGGAGCATCTGCACCTGATCCAACTCCAAGTCTTTCAGGATCAACACCAGGACAAACTGGTTCATATGAAGATCTTGGTGGTCCTACTCCAGAAAACTACAGGTCAGATGATGATTCAGCAAAACTGAAAACACCAGGCACAACTCTCAAGCAAGTTAGAGATGTTGTAAACAAAGGTGCAAAATCTGCTGAAGCAATGAAAGAAGAAGAAGATCTTGAAGATGAAGAGGTTCTTTCCGAAGAAGAAGGTGATGAGGATGAAGTAGAAGATACTGAAGAAGTTGAAGAGACTGAAGAAGAAGAAGAAGATGAAGAGGAAGTTGTAGAAGAGGAGTTTGACATCGATGAAGATGTCAATGCTCTCCTTGCTGGTGAGGATCTCTCCGAAGAGTTTCAAGAAAAAGCAAGAACAATCTTCGAAGCTGCTCTTCGTTCAAAAGTTTCTGAAATTAGAGAATCTCTTGAAGAGCAGTATTCTAATGCTCTTGCAGAAGAAGTCGAAGAAATTAAGACCGAACTTGCAGATCGTGTAGATTCATACCTTGAGTATGTTGCTGACGAGTGGATTTCTGAAAATGCACTCGCAGTCGAGCACGGACTTAAAACTGAAATGACCGAATCATTCCTTGAAGGAATGAAGGGTCTTTTTGAAGCACATTATGTATCAATCCCTGAAGAAAAATATAATGTCATCGAGAGTATGGTAGAAAAACTTGATGAAATGGAGACAAAACTCAACGAGCAAATTGAAAAGAATATTTCACTCAACAAGCGTCTTTCAGAGTCGGTTGCTGATGGAATCTTTGATCAAATTTCCGAAGGTCTTGCAGACACTCAGAAAGACAAGCTCGCTTCACTTTCCCAAAGTGTAGAGTTTGAAAGTGAGTCACAATATCGTGAAAAACTGGAGACATTGAGGGAATCATATTTTCCTTCAAGAGGAGTTTCTCCTTCCGCAAGAACTGAAACTTTGTCTGAGGGATTAGATGCTGCACCTGAATCTTATTCAGGTTCAATGGCTAGTTATCTGAAGACTCTTTCAGCATTCAGCAAATAATTGAATTTAATATAATTCAAACCAAAAAACAAACACTTAACAAAGGTAAAAGCAAATGTTCCAATCAGAGCATCTGCAGGAAAAGTGGGCACCTCTTCTCAATTATGAGGGTCTTGATTCAATCAAAGATTCGCATCGTAGAGCCGTAACCGCAGTCCTGTTAGAAAACCAAGAAAGATTTTTAAGGGAGCAATCCTCATTCGAAACCGCAGGTTCATTCCTGACTGAAGCACCAACCAATGCTGTTGGTAACGGTGGATTTACTGGAGGATCAGCAGCCGCTGGCCCTACCGCAGGTTTCGATCCAGTTCTGATCTCATTGATCAGACGTTCAATGCCTAATTTGATTGCCTATGATATCGCAGGCGTTCAACCAATGAGTGGTCCTACTGGACTCATCTTTGCAATGCGTTCACGTTATGTTAATCAGTCCGGTACTGAAGCATTCTTCAACGAAGCTGATTCAGCATTCTCTGGTCAACCTGCTGGTCGTGACGATGCTAATGGATTCAGTGATACCAATGCTGGTATGGGTACTACTGCCCAAGGTGGTGTTAATCCCTCAGTTCTTAACCCAGTTGGTAGCGCTACTTCAACAGCATATAACGTAGGTCAAGGTCTACGCACCGATTCTGCTGAGAATCTTGATGGCACTGGTACTGATGCATTCAACCAGATGGCTTTCTCAATTGAGAAAGTTACTGTTACTGCAAAGTCAAGAGCACTCAAGGCTGAGTATTCATTAGAACTTGCACAAGACCTTAAGGCAATCCATGGTCTGAATGCTGAAGCGGAATTGGCAAACATTCTCTCAACTGAGATTCTTGCTGAAATCAACCGTGAAGTTATCAGAACCGTTTATAAGGTTGCTGAGCAAGGTGCAGTTCAAAACACTGCTACTGCAGGTATTTTTGACCTCGATATTGACTCCAACGGTCGTTGGTCAGTTGAGAAGTTCAAAGGTCTTCTGTTCCAGATTGAGCGTGATGCTAATGCGATTGCACAAAGAACTCGTCGTGGAAAGGGCAACATCATTATGTGCTCTGCTGACGTTGCTTCAGCATTGACCATGGCTGGTGTTCTTGACTACACCCCTGCTCTTAACGTTAATCTTAACGTTGATGATACCGCCAGCACTTTTGCTGGTACTTTGATGGGCAAATTCAAGGTCTACATCGACCCATATTCTGCTAACCTAACTACCGCTAACGGAACTCCAGGTAATCAGTATTATGTTGTTGGTTATAAGGGTTCTTCCCCTTATGATGCTGGACTGTTCTATTGTCCTTATGTTCCTCTCCAAATGGTTCGTGCCGTTGGTGAGAACAACTTCCAGCCTAAAATTGGATTTAAGACTCGTTACGGTATGGTTGCAAACCCATTCGCTGAAGGAACTACCCAAGGACTTGGTGGTCTTACAGTTAATGCAAACCGTTACTACCGTAGAGTTGCGGTTAAGAATCTTATGTGAGTTTTTCTCACAAGATTATACAAGACCTCCTTCGGGGGGTCTTTTTTTATCTAAATAAAAATAAGGATATCATAATCAAAATGAAACCAACACCAAGAGAAACAAAAGAAGCAGTTGAAAGATATAATTTTGTTGTTGAGCACTTAATCAAAGAAGGTTATGCTCAAGACAAAGAGTCTGCAGATTCAATTATTACTGGTATGAGTGAAGAATGGTATAGTACTATTATCAGTGAATGAGGGAATAGATAATGTCAACTGGTCAACCAGAAAATAGAAATTTTTTATCTCCTACTGGATTTAAATTTTCTCTCAAAAGAACTCCTAAAGTTGCATTTTTTTGTAACTCTGCAAACATCCCAGATATAACTCTTGGAATTGCAGTTCAACCAACATATTTGAAAGACATTGAACTTCCAGGTGACAAGTTAATTTTTGGAGATCTTACTTTAAGATTTCTTGTAGATGAAGATTTAAAAAATTATCTAGAAATTCAAAATTGGATGCGTGGACTTGGATATCCAGAAAGTTTGGAAGAAATTTATACATTTCAAAAGACTGGAAATATAAATGCAAAACTTGACTCACAAAGACAATTGGGTCTTTTTTCTGATGGTACTCTTCAGGTTTTAACAAATTCATCAATTCCAAATTTTCAAGTTGTCTTTAAAGATTTATTTCCATATTCATTAGGAACTTTATCATTTGATGCAACATCAACAGATATTCAATACTTTACAGCAGACGTAAGTTTCAAGTATACTATCTACAATATAGTAGACCTTGGTGGCAATCCTTTATGAGTATAGACCTTGATGTAATTCAAAGAATGTGGGAACAAGATTCTAAAATTGATACTGACAATTTACATACAGAATCACTAAACATCCCCGTTCTTCATTCAAAGTATTTTGAAATATACAATACAATTCTTTTATTAAAAAAAAGAGCAGAGCAACAAAGAAAAGGTATTAGACATCAAAGATATGAATACTTCACTGGTAAAGCAGACCCTGAAGTTTATGTGGAAAATCCCTTTCCTAAAAAAGTGAGAGACAAAGAAACACTTCAAGGATATTTGGATTCAGATGAAAAACTATCACAAATTTCTTTAAAGGTCGAGTACTACGAAACAATGCTCATGTATATCGATAGCATTCTCAAAATGATTGCAAATAGAACTTATCAGATTAAAAATGCTATTGAGTTTATGAGATTTAATGCGGGACTGGGTTAAATAAATACTTATAGCATTATGATTGCTATGATATGAGTGACGTAATTATTGAGAAGAAAAATGAAGTGCATCTAAAGCTTCATTGTGACCCACATATTTTATATGAACTTCAACCTTACTTCACTTTTGAGGTTGAGTCGGCAAAGTTCATGTCTCAATATAGAAATAAACACTGGGACGGAAAAATTCGGCTATTAAGTTCCCACACTGGAGAAGTTTATATTGGATTATTAGATAAAATAATTGATAAACTTACTCTTCATAATTACACATATGAGTTTAAAGAAAATAAATTTTATGGAATGCCATTTGAACTAAATGATGGTATTTCATATGAGGGTGTTAAAGATTATATGCAATCTATTTGTTCACATTCTCCTAGAGATTATCAAATTGAGGGAGTATACGATGCATTAAAACATAATAGAAAATTATTGATAAGCCCCACTGCGAGTGGCAAATCTTTGATGATATATTCTCTTGTGAGATATTATGTTGAGAAGGGGCAAAAAATTCTTTTAGTTGTTCCAACGACATCTCTTGTAGAGCAAATGTACAAGGATTTTCATGACTATGGTTGGGATGCTGAATCATATTGTCATCGTATCTATGGTGGGAAGGAGGTAACAAATATACATTCTGTGACTATTACAACTTGGCAATCGGTGTATAAGTTAGAACGTTCATTCTTTGAGGATTATGGTGTTATTATAGGTGATGAAGCACATTTATTCAAGAGCAAATCCTTGATTGAAATCATGACTAAGCTTCATCATGCAAAATATAGATTTGGATTTACTGGAACTTTAGATGGAACTCAAACTCATAAATGGGTTTTGGAGGGTGTATTTGGACCATCATACAAAGTTACAAGAACAATTGAATTAATGGAGCAAGGGTACATTTCTCAATTAGATATTCAGTGTCTTGTTCTTAAACACTTACCTCAAAGATTTGAGACTTATGAGGATGAGATACAATATTTAATTACTCACGAACAAAGAAATAAATTTATTACAAATCTTTCTTTAGATTTAAAAGGAAACACTTTAGTTCTTTATAGTCGTGTAGAAACTCACGGAGCAATACTTTACGAACTCATAAATACACATAGACAAGGTGACCGCAAAGTATTTTTTATACATGGCGGAGTAGATGCTGAAGAAAGAGAGTTGGTGAGAGAGATTACTGAAAGAGAAAACAACGCTATTATTGTTGCTTCTTATGGAACCTTTTCTACTGGTGTTAACATTAAAAGTCTTCATAATGTTATCTTTGCTTCACCCAGTAAATCAAGAATTAGAAATTTACAATCAATTGGAAGAGTACTTAGAAAAGGAAAGAATAAAACTAAAGCAGTCCTATACGACATCTCTGATGATTGTACTTATAAATCAAGAAAAAACTATACTTTAAATCACCTTATTGAACGTATAAAAATATATAACGAAGAAAACTTTAATTACGAAATTATAACAATACAACTAAAGAAAAATGGGAATTGAAGAAGATTTTTACGCAACAATTAAGTTAAAAACAGGTGAAGAAATATTTGCAAAGGTGGCTGCTTCGGAAGAAGAAGATCGAACAATGTTGATTATTTCAAGTCCAATAGTTATTTTTGAAATAAAAAATAGATCAAGAACAGTTGGATACAAAATAGAACCTTGGTTAAAAACAACAAAAGATGACATGTTTATTATTAATCTCTCTGATGTTCTGACTCTCTCAGAATCTTCAGACATAGAAATGATTATGATGTATCAATCTTATGTGCGGCAATCTAGTAGAGAAGAAGATAATCAACCAAGAATGAGTCGTAGAATGGGATACGTATCTAATGTCACTGATGCTAAAGAAATATTAGAGAAGATCTTTAAGCTTTCTTAAATTATAACTTATGAACCTCGACAAAGGTTATTATACGAATATTTCAACCTCTTGTCAACTATTTACAAAAGTGTTATAATATCTACATAATAATGACAAAAACTTATGATAACTACAGCAGTTATGACCAAAAAGAAAAGGTCAGAGCATTATGTGAATAATAAAGAGTTTCTTGCTGCCCTTATCAAGTATCGTGAGGATGTAGAGATTACTTTTATTCAATTGCATGGAAGAGAACCTTTAAAAGAAGATAGGGCAAAAAGATGGGAAACAAAACCTCAAATTCCTAGATATGTTGGAGAATGTTTTTTAAAGATTGCAAATCACCTTTCCTTTAAGCCAAACTTCGTAAACTATATGTTTAAGGAAGATATGATTTCTGATGGTATTGAAAATTGCGTTCAGTATATTCATAACTTTAATCCAGATAGATCACAAAATCCTTTCGCATATTTCACTCAAATTATTCACTTTGCATTTCTTCGTCGCATTCAAAGAGAAAAACGTCAGTTGGAAATCAAGAATAAAATCCTCGAACGTTCTGGGTATTCAGAAGTCTTTACCGATGACAACACTATTGACACGAGCAACTATTCGGATTATAATTCCATCAAGGATGGAGTTCACACTAAACAACGTTACTGAATGAAAGTCGCAATCTTAACAGATACTCACTATGGAGCACGAAAAGGATCAAAACTTTTTCATGACTACTTCGAGAAGTTCTATAAAAACATTTTTTTCCCGACACTGGAGCAGTACGGGATTACAACTGTTATTCATATGGGAGATGC